AATATGACAAAAATTACTAATTCTAATGAGTTGAAGTTACTGTATAAACAGTCAGTGCTCATTCCATCATACAAAGATCACGTAGCGATCTTGCAAAAACAATTAGGAATAGAAAAACATTCTTTTCAAAATATGACAAGATTGAATAGACAAGCTGTAATTAGTAACTCTCTTCGAAAACAATTGGCTAGTATGCCGAACTTGGCTGGAATAGGCAGCAAGTATCGTGAACATATCGCGATTTTACAGAAACAGACTCAGGCTCTTTTCCCTCATGACGCAAATAGATATATTCAAATGCTAAGGAAACAGGCCGAAATAGCTATGCCATTACGAAAACAGCTTGAGGTGCTTAATAAGCAAGCTGGTTTAAATAACATGCAAGCGATACTTAAAGAATTACAACAAAGTGCAAGTTATAAAACAGATGTAAGCCAAGACATAAAGAAAGTACTAGATCACTATGCTAGAACAAGAAATGCTTCATTACATCAAATAATAGAGCAGGGGATTTCATCTATTGCGCAGGCTTATGCTGAAGGTGCTACTGAAACATCACACACCAAAAGTAATGTTCAAAATAAAGGATTAAATAAACCTAGCTCAAAGTTTGTTGATTCATTTAAAGAGCTTCCTTATCCACTGCAATGGTTACTAATGGTTATATTTTCTCAAGTTGTGTTTGGTGCTTTTATTGATTACGGAAAAGAGAAAACCTTGCTGGGAATACACAAGGCAGAATCATATTTTATATCTCTGTTTGAGGATAAACCAATATCAAAACAACAATTAATTAAAGAAAACAAAGAAATTAGTTGGGAAGATCTCAATGGTTTTCGTTTTATAACTGGTGAGAACGTAAGATTACACGTCAGTCCTTCTATAAATAGTGAGGTGATTGAATGCATTGGCAAAAATACTATAGTGGCTGTTTTAGATAAAAAAGATCGCCAATGGCTTTTCGTGCAGGTTAAATCAGGGGACGAGTTTATTACTGGATGGATTACACGAACATACACAAAGCCTCTTAAGGCTTGAATTTTATCACCGTATCTTGGGGCTGGGTGTTGATGACGATGTGCTACTTGAAGTACTTGGGTTTTTTAACGCAGCATCTGAAATGTGTAGACTGACCGGTAACAAATGACAACTCGTAGAATCGGGTAACACACCAGATTCTACGAGGTTTCAATGACACCACGACAATTACTCGAAGACGTCAAATCCCGCTTCACACCTTTGATTGCGGATGAACCTGCTTTGCTGGAATCCCTGCTAAGAAAAGCATTGGGAACCTACCAGGATAGGGCGGGGCACATCAAGCGGATACGCTTCACTGATCAGACCTGTAAATCACTTGCTTGTCCAGCTGATTTTCTTGCGCTCGTATCGGTTACAGATCACACCGGCGATCTTGTCTACTCAGATGTTTACGATGGGAATATCGAGCTTGAAGATACTCATCGAGCGGTATACCCGCTGAATGTGTCATATCTGGCTAATTTACGTGATATGGATCTGGATAATGGGGAAGTGCCACCTGAAATCATTGGGTTACTTTCTGACTATCTGGAAGTGTTAATCGCGATACCTAACACTGATCGCCTGCGAAGAATATCTATCGCGGGGAAACTCGATGCCAGCAATTTATCCGACGAGAACACGCTGTATCAGCGGAAGCTGGATCTGGAAGAGAAAATGAGCGCAACAAGGGCAATTATCCCGGGTATTGTTCTTTTCTCATCCATGTTGAAGTGAGGTCGTTGATATGGGACTTAATGTTGCATCAGTAAAGTCTTATGTATCTTCGGCATTAACGACGACATTATTTGGCTCCGGCGTTGGTGAGCGGGAAGTTGGTAAGCTGACGTCAATCATCATGAACAAAATGTTGTTCGCGCAAGGATGGCAGTTCTCTGTCGAAGTTGATGGACTGGAGGGGGCAGACTTCTTTGCCAAAGATATTACCTACCACGATTACAGCATCGAATATGAAACGATTAAAATCGGCGGAGGGAATATCCTTCAACCAACGGAGCGTTCGCCTGGGCAGATAACAATGATGGTCAGGGATACCGTTGATGGCCTCGTTTTGGACTGGTTTAAGACGGCAAAAAGTCGGGTGATCAATCCGGACGGTACCGGGAATATACCGTCTAAATATTTGCTCAATGTGCGTATTTATCGGTTACTGTCTTCCGGTTTAACCAAACTGGAAAATGAGATGACGGTATTCCCGGTCACTACCGGCGATGTCACCTATGCGCGAGATCAGGTTACTGAATTTAAGTCATTCCCAATGACCTTCGCATTGCACAGCACGTTTAACCAATCCTCAAGTTCTTTGGCTTCCCTTCTGGGCTTTAGCTTTTCTCTTTGAATTAAGGAGCAAGGATGCTTTTACCTCTTTTCCCGCTACCATCGCGGCCAACTGAATTGATCCAGTTCCGTCAGCCAAATATTGCTGATGCGATGCGTTTCAACTCGATAACACCGGAGGAACAAGAACAACAGACAACGGCGTATTTAAAAGCCTTGCTGGCTGAACCCGCGAAACATGATCCCCTGACATGGACGGCGCAGGACCGGATTACCGCGTTATGGTGGATATTTACCGGCTCCCGTGAAACACCGGTCGAGACATTCACCTACACCTGTAAACATTGTGGTAAAGAGCATTATTACGATTGTGATATGAATGCTCTGGCTGAAGATATCCAGGTCCTGGAAGTGGAACCTTTCATTGACGATATTGAGGTGTCTGTAGAGGGAGTACCTTATCAATGGCGTATCGTGCCGCTTGATGGTTGGGCAATGGAAATGCTGGAGATGCGCCGTGCAGCATTGCCACCTGAAGACGACGCGGAATTCAAAGAAGCGATCGTTGATTTGCGTTTTTGGGAATTCGCTTATCAGTGTGAGCTTTATAACGATGTTAGCGGTACTCGTGAAGATCAGGCTGAGCGTCGTTATGAAACGATTAAACGGATGGCCATTGATACTGAATTTATGAAGCTGGCGGCACACATCCGACTGGCTCATGAAAAGCTCGAACATGGTTTACCGTGCTACATCGATAAAGGTGAAATGCGTCTTCGTCTCCCGCCGCATAAATGCCCAAATCAGGATAAAAAGGAGTCCACAGAGGGTGCATATACCCGTCTGTGGGTGCCCTTTCGGGCTACCGACTTCATTCCACAGGTGGGGATTGAAAAGCTATCAGACCTTAGTGTCCAACCTGGTTTTGTATGGGGGTATACCGATTCAGGACGCTGAAAGGCTTACTGAATCCTATGCGTTTTTCCTGTTGGAGAAACTGGAAGAAAAACTTAAACCGAAACGGTAGGCGATAAGATCATGGAAAGAAAAAACGCCAACATTGACGATGTTATAAGGACAGTTGAAACCGCCAGCGCAAAAGAGCTGGAAGAGCTTGCAGGTATCCGGGAAGCTGTTGAAGATTTGAAAGGGGGACGCGTTGCAACTGTTGATCCTGTCTCTCGCAGTGTGTCGGCATTAAATCGCACAATCGAAAATTCCCGGCCAGACTTTGTGGCCAATGCGCCATCAGTGGACCCTATTGTTGAGGCAATGAAACGGCTTAATTTAGGGGACGTTCCTCGTGTAGTTCAGGAGGATGTTGCTCTACAGGAACCGCAGGCCAAATCAACTACGCGAAAGGGTAAAAAACGAGGCAGGAAGGCTATAACAGAAGATGTAAAGGCGCAACGGACCGAAGCAGCCGAACACGCCCGCGAAATGTTCGGTCAAAAAGGCGGTACGCAAAAAAGCCAAAACCAACGCGATGCGCGTGGTCGTTTTATTGGAAAGTCAGGGAGTAAGGCCGCAGCGGAAGATGCCCGTGCTGAACGCGCTGAAAAGACCAGGCGCAAAGAGGATGATGAGCGTCTAAATGCTGAATCAGGTTTATTAAAAAAACTGTCAAAAGTAGCTGAAGGTATAGGTAACCCTTCAGAGACTCGTGCCGTCGATGCTTTAGGTTATGCCGTTGCTGGCCCATTGTGGGCAGCGGGAAAAGAGCTTGGCGGGATATCAAAAGAAGTTGGCGGATCGCTTAATGGTGCCAGAAAGTCTATTGCCGATGTGATTCGTGGCAATGACGATAACAGCCGTAAAAAAGGTTTTTTTAGGCGTAAATCGCAAAGTAGTGCCGATGTCGTTCAGGTTAACACCCAAAAACGGACGGTTCAGGAACTTCAGGATCAGACCAGCGAAATTAAAGAGGGCAATGACAAGATTCTCAGCGCCCTTGATCAGATAGCCAAAAACACCGGGAAAAAGAAGGGCGGCTTGCTGTCCAAATTATTTAGCCTGTTAGGGAAGGGGGCCGGTGGTATTGCTTCCCTCATTTTTGGCCGTGGGGCACTAAAGAAAGTTGGCTCGATGGCACTAGGCGCTTTAGGTATAAAAAAAGTTGCAAGCTTATTGGGCTTTGGTGGGAAAAAAGCTGCTGCCAAAGAAGCTGGCGAATTGGCTACTCGCGGTGCCGGAAAACTTGCAACTAAGGGATTGGGGAAACTAGGTGTTAAGGCACTTGCAAAGGGGGTTTTACGCGCAATTCCGCTAGTCGGCACGGTGGTTGGAGGTATCTATGATGCGGTAACCGGTTGGAATGATACAGAAGCACAACGTCGGACCTTTGGGCTTAAGGATGGGGAAGATCCATCTTTTCAGCAAAAAGCGGCTTATACACTGGCTAACGTTCTCGATATGGGAGGACTGGTATCTGGTATTAGCAGTGCCATTGGTGGCGTTCTCAAATCACTTGGATTTGAGGATATCGGCAATATGTTGCAATCATTTTCGACGGAAAGTATTGCACAGGCCATTGATAGTGGGATTACCAATTTAGAAACATACATTTCTAACCTTGGTGACACCATATCCACAACATTCAACGATTACACAGCCAAGATTGGCGATGCTATTTCAGCCTGGTTCAGTGACACAACCAAGAGTCTGAACGAAAAATTAGACGCCATCAAAGACTTCTTTACTGTCGATAACCTGAAAAAGGTTTTCAGTGATGCAATTGATAGTGCAATTGATTTCATTAAGAACCCGGGGAAATACATTAAAGAGGCTGGCAGTAATCTATGGAGTGCCGCAAAAGAGCTTTCAGGTGAGGTTGCTGATGCCGCTGTTCAGAGCACCCCTGTGGCCTGGGTTGCATCAAAGCTAGTCAATAAAGCGGATGCGAAAGAGGTTACACCTGAATTAAAAACACCTGCTAAAGAACGTCAGGAGGGCAATGCTCCTAAGACTGAATATACCCCTAAAAAGGCTAATATTGTCACTCGTGTTGTAAATGCATCCTTAGATACGGCGAAAGATAGCAATAAAACAGTTAAAGAAACTGCTAATCAGATTATCAATGCAAATGCCGTAGAAACGGGCAATCGCGCGTTGCAGAAAATTGATAAAGCCATTGGTCAAAATAGCTCGTCATCATCGTCGCGTAATACTACTGGAACCAGGAATGATATTCAGAAAGCTGCGGATACCTACAACAATGGCAACTTGGATGTAAAAGTAGGAAGTCTTGGCGCTGAAGGTAAGGCAAATCTCGATAAGTTGGCTCCATATTTTGCTGAACTAGAGAATAAATATGGTCTTCCAGAAGGCACTCTTTACGCGATTGCTGCAACTGAATCAGGAGGGGATCCTAACGCAAAGTCTCCGCTTACAAGATCACCAGATGGAAAGTTAAGTGGTGGCGCACTCGGGATGTTCCAGTTCACGAGTATTGCTCGTAAAGAGACAGGGATATCGGAACCGGATGCATTTGATCCTGTGAAATCGGCAGAAGCTGCGGCTCTTCTCATGAGCAAGTATCTGAAGCAAGCCAATGGAGACTTAAACGAGGCCATCACTGCATATAACGCTGGGTTTGGCACTATCAATAAGTGGAAAAAAGGCACAGGTGACTTATCGAAAGAAAACCGTGAGTACGCGATCAAGGTCAATACTCATCGTGCTCGCTATTTGGGTGGTGAAATCTATACACCTGGAGCAGGAGCACAGGGTGGGGCGCAATATGGAGTGAGGGGACCACTGCCTGATAACGCCGTTATCGATCAGTCTACTGGCCTGGCGTTTACCCCTGGTGATAGCCCGTTTGAGAAAGGCGGTCTGGTAGACAAAATCGGCAATGCTGTTGGCGTTAACGATCTGGTCAACAAATTCATGAATGGCCGGGGGATGCGTCGGGAAGTCGTTCAGGGAACCCTCGAAGAACGTGCACGAGGAAGGGGAACCGCAACGGCAGCTGGCAATGTGTATGTTGATACACCTATGCCAGTTGAAGAGGCACGTCCGGTAGCAAACAACTCAAGTTACTTTGACCAACTCGGTGCACAAATGGGGATTGATGGGCTGTATGACAAACTCATTAATGCCCGGGGAATGCGCTCAAATAATTCTCCTCAACCAGCCTCCACGTCCCAGGTGACGACTGCCGCCAACGATTTGCAGCAACCAACCGGTCGTATGCAGATAGACGGACAGGTTATTAGTGACCTTGGCGGCTCCGGTGCCAAGCCGACAATGCAGTTGGCTGATAATACCGTTTCACTTGATGGTGAAACGAAGCGGCTGTTTGCGCAGATGACCTCATTGCTTGCCAGGATTGAAGAGCACACTAAAGACTCGGCGAAAGGCCAGGGAACTGTCGTAAAGGTCAGCACGCCTCAACCGGGCGTTATGCGCACGGTGCCACTGTCAATTGATGATCCGTTGATGAATGACTACGCGAGAGTTGATTGATGGCCAACAATAACGAAATTGATCCTTTACTGACGCTGGAGTTATCCGGCGTAAAAACGTATGAGTCCCAGGAGGAGGCCTGGGGCGCTCGTTTATATGAGTGGCTGAACACTTATCAGGGTGAGGTATACGGAGATCCGTCATGGGGCAATGTTTTACCGCAGTTTAAACACGAACCGACCAACTTGTCGCATGTTCAAATTGCGGTTGAGGCAATGCTGTTGCAAAAACTGACGGTAGATTTACCTGACATACCGATTTCTGGCTTGTCAGTAGCCGAGGGAGATGCTTTTGATAAGTTGAAAATATCCATTCGTATCAGGGATATAACTATCACACAGGACGTGGTGCTATGAGTAAAACAACACCGACTAAAGACAGTATTCGTGCAGAGTTTGAAGAGCTTGTCGAGAAAGATTCATTCTGGTCGAAGTTTGTCGGCTCTCAATTTGTCTCGATGCTGACATTGTTTATTACCCAGATTGTCTACAGGTGCTTTCAGTATGCCGATGCGGCGCTGGCTGAAGGCTTTATATCGACCGCGACGCGGCGTTCCTCTATCCTGGCAGCGGCAGAAACGAATAGTTACGTTGGTACCAAGCCAACACCGTCATCGGGGATGATTGAGATCACCGCCACAAGTGAAGATGCCCCAGCGGTAATCCCCAAAAACATGCCTTTAATATCTGACGACCAGTACCCTTACATGACTATGGATGTATGCAGGTTGGTTGACGGCACCGGTACGGTAGAAGTGGCACAGTTGGAAATCCAGGAGGTGACATATACCGTTACGGCAGCCAAAGAATTTCTGGAAGTCGTGTTATCAAAGGCTCTCACTGCTGTCTGCTATAAGCTGGAAGTATTCGTGACGACCGATGGTAAGACCACGCAGTGGTCTTCCAGCACTATGTTCCGGTTAGCCGGTAGTAAAAGCCAGGTCTACGTTGAGTTTTATAAACCATCCGAGCAGTTGGGGGTTCGATTCGGCGATGGGCTAATTGGGCAAATACCGCCAGAAGGCTCGACAATTACGCTTAAGGTATGGTGCACCAACGGCGATATAACCCTGGTTGCTGGCCAAAACCTGACGCCTGTCGATTCTGCGGCTAATTTAGCTAATTTGATTTCAGTTAAGACAACGACACCTATAACCGCAGGTACCGATGCTGAAACAACGGAGATCACACGTAACCGTGCACAATATTACCTTGCCTATGATGATCAGGTCGTATGGGGCGGGGACTATACGTATTTTCTGGTTCGTAACATCCCGGGGCTGTCCTGGGTAAAGGCATGGGGCGAAGGCCAGCAAGAGAAATTAGATGGTGCTTATAATGTTCAGAATATCAATAAGATATTTATTTCAGGATGGCATCCAAATAAAAGCCAGTCAGAGCTTGAAGAAATGATCCTGACTGCCTTTAAGAAGGTACCGAATGAACTGAACAAGAAATTCTCTTATAAAGAGGTCAGAAAACTACCATTTAAGATAACCATCACCGGACGGATATCGGCAAGCCTGACCATTGAGAATGTGACCGATGAGCTGAAGTCGGCACTGGAAACAAAATTTGGGCGCGACTCAACTTTCTTTGATCCGAACCGCGTCGGAAAGTACATCCTGATTAAGAAAAAAGACGTTTGGGCGTTTATCGAAACGCTGGGTTATTTCCGCGACTTTTATCTGGAATTTGTCGAGTGGAATGAGTCCAACGGCTTTTACGATTTCGTTTATCTGGATACAGAAAACTCCACCTTTAATATTTCGTATGAGGAGGAGTGATGCAGCGTTCCTGGTTTAATAACCGGCTTACATCAGCTAAGCAAAAGTCATTGCTCTATAAATCATTAGCTGATTTGGTTCAGTCAATGATGGATACCTTTGTTGACCCATGGTTGGAGAGAATTACCAACCGGAAGTCTATTTTTTCCATGAGCAAGGAGGATCTGGAGACCAGGACAAATGAACTTGGCCAGTTCTTTACTATCAGAACGTCGAACTCATCTTCCGTTCCGATGTTGTTACAACAGCGTCTTGATGAGATTCACTTTAAGGGGACTGAACGCCCTATAAACCAGACAATTTACCGCGAATTTAACGGTATTTCTGTTTTATGGGATCCGATATATGCACCGGTGGACCTTGAGCGTCATCCCTATGGCACGGTTCTAATACCAGAAAGCACACTGGAGACTACCGGCGGCACATTCGGCGAGATGTTTCTGACTTCCAGAGGGATGATCAGTATTCCCATAAACGACCTGGCCCGGACAATGGGGATTACTGGCACGATAGATCAGTCCGCAATTACAGAAGAAATTCTCAGAAAGTTTAATCAGTTCGTAAAGCCTCTACTGCCACTGCATATAGTGTTTGATGGGCTTACGCTCTATTTGTCGGTTGTTGTAAATGAACACGCCGACATGATCACTTTGAACGAGATTTCTGATACCGAAAAAGCGTACTGCTGGTTTGAAACTTCGGATACAACTTCGCTTACTGGAGTTACCTCGATTAGCGCCCCGATCACTGCAACGCCGGGCGGCACTATTGTGAAATCGACGCCTACGTTTGATCGCACCCGCGCAGATGATTTGCTGCTGGATAGCGATGCCTGACAATCACCCCGTCCGCAGGGCGGGGTGACAAGTTACTTATCTTACAATGAGGCTTCACAACATTGATTAGGGAAAATCATGTCTGACGTCTCAACAAACCTCTATAAGAGTCAGTTGTTGGACTATTACTATCAGCGGCGCGCTGAATCGTCCATTAACAAAGGCTCTCGATTTTTAATCAGCAAGGCCGTTTTCGGTACCAGTTCGCTGGTTACTAAGAAAGGAGATGGCACTTATGAGATTGGAGAACTGCCAAAGGCTTTCGATCTGGCAGAACTAACCAGTCAATTTTGCACCATCAACCTCGTGCCAACCTACTCAGGTGGGATAATTACTGTCCGAATGGACCTTGATCAAAGCCAGTTGCAGGAAGGGAAAAACTACCCATTCAACACTCTGGTTGTACTGGATAACGAGAACAAGCCAATCGCCATTATTTGTGTCCAGGAAGACTCGCTGTATGTGGGCAAAACATATACCGCAGTTATGGCCATAAACACGACTACAGCATAAGGATATGCTTGATGAATGACGTTACAGTTGTTACATCGGTTACTTACCCATCACCCGAGTCGTTGGCTCTGGTGGCTGATGTGCAATACCACGAACCATATCTGTCAGCCGCGCTAAACCGAAAATTCAGGGGGATTGTTGACCCGGGATTTTATGCCGGTTTCTTACCTAAGCCTGGCGGTGGGATGAACCTGTTAATCACCTCAGTGGATGGTGATAAAACTGCTGGCGCTGCGTCAGTTGATATTGGTGAATTCTACCAGGTAACTATTCAGCATCGTAAGGATATTTCTCTTGCACTTAGCGCAGGTAAGAAATATGCAATTGTGCTGAAGGGAAGATATCTCCTTGGAGGGGATACCTATCAGGTTAATACAGCGTCACATATTCATGCGGCTGAATTTGTTACCAGAACCTATACCGATTCATATCAGTTGGGAGATGGGGAACTGCTTGTTTGTACGGTGAATATCCCTGCTGGCGTATCTGCCATTACCCAGGAGATGATTGATACATCCGAGCGTATTAACCGCACGATCGGCATTGATATTTCAGACTCTGTAACCAGTACCAGAAGTGATGTTGCTGCAAGTTCGCTGGCGGTTAAAAAAGCCTACGATCTGGCAAAAAGCAAGTATACGGCGCAGGATGCAAGCACAACGCAAAAGGGATTAGTTCAGCTCAGTAGCGAAACTAACAGCGACAGCGAAACAATGGCGGCGACCCCTAAAGCCGTTAAGTCTGTAAAAGATCTTGCTGATACCAAAGCGCCAATAGAAAGCCCGAGTCTGACAGGAACGCCAACCGCGCCGACGGCAGCGCAAGGTACAAACAGCACGCAGATCGCAAATACAGCCTTTGTTAAGGCAGCTATAACTGCACTTATCAACGGTGCGCCTGGCACACTGGATACGCTGAAAGAAATAGCGGCTGCGATCAATAACGACCAGAATTTCAGCACAACTATCAACAATGCCTTGGCTCTCAAAGCGCCTTTGGCAAGCCCTGCATTAACGGGTGTCCCTACTGCGCCGACCGCCGCACAGGGCACAAATAATACGCAGATTGCTACGACCGCTTATGTAAGAGCTGCCATATCCGCATTGGTTGGTTCATCACCAGAAGCTCTTGATACCCTGAATGAGCTTGCCGCAGCACTTGGCAATGACCCGAACTTTGCGACAACAATGACAAATGCGCTGGCAGGCAAACAGCCTCTGGATGCAACTTTAACCGCGCTCGCTGGCCTTGCGACTGGTGCAAACAAACTGCCTTATTTCACCGGTAAGGATACGGTAGCGCAGACTGATTTAACGTCAGTCGGTCGCGATATTCTGGCTAAAACAAGCACACTAGCCGTTATCCAATACCTTGGTTTAAGAGAACTTGGCACAAGCGGTGAAAAGATCCCCCTGTTGAG